CGCACATTGCAAGAAAGTCCTTTCTCAATCAGTAGGTCTATTAAATCCCAATGGACGTTGGTTATCGCATAATGCATCAAGGTTGTCCCCTTGTAGAATGCGCGAGCGTCTGCTCCATTCTTTAGAAGCAAAGTGATATATTCTTTCTTATCGTGTATATGTAAATCCAGTATAATTTCAATGGGTTTCTTGTAGGCTACACATTTATTAGGATCTGCTCCCTTGGCCAATAACAACTCTACACTTTGTTTTTCTTGTTTTGCGAGCGCAATTTGAAGAGGAGTTAGACCCAAGTTATCTACAGCATTGATATCAACACCGTGTTCAAGAAGAAATTGTAGATTTTCTTTGAACAAATAGAGATTCCTTATTAATTTGCCAACAACTACTTTTTTCTTAGGAACTGGCACAGGTGGCAAATCTTCTTCATCAGTATCCACGAGTTGAGGAAGGGTTGGAGGCGGATTTTGTTCACTCTTCCTTACAATGCTGAGTTGGCCTCCAGCATAGGTAAACAGATCTCCAGAAAGATCATACGTATTGAAAGAGGTATGAAGAACTGTCTGGCCTTTGTTATTGCGTGCTGTAAAGTCAAAGTTGTGTTCTGCTAACAAGCCAAGTATTCTCTGACTTTTGGATAGATGTGCCGCAGTATTTCCATCTTTGTCCTTTACATTTATATCTATTTTTCCAATGATGTAATGCTTGAGTAATTCTATATTTTGTTCATTGACACACGCAAAGAAGAAATCTGGCTCGTATAAGAAAGTATTCAGGCTTTTTGCACTCATAAGACAACTATCTGAGAGTTTTGCGAGATAAGGATAGCATTTTTTGTTGACCTCTACGTCATATGTGTCCAATAATTTTCTGACCATATCAAACCGTAATTTCATTACGCATCCAATTTCAAGTGTCTTGGATAGAAACGCAAGATATTCTTGATGCTTTTCCTTGTGTAGGAAAAGGGAATCCATCGTGTCTAGCAACAAGCAAAAAATACGAAACCCTTCATCATAACTTTCTTCTGTATCATTCTTGTCTTCCATAGAGCACCAAAGAGGATTTCCAAAATTACACTCAAAAGAATCAACAGACGCACCTTTCTTTATGAGTTCATCAACAATATCCCACCAATGATGTTTGATTGCTAAAAGAAGAGGTGTATTCTGATTGGAATCGCGAGTGTCTATAGAAATTCCTTTGGATTGGAAGTGTTTGATGGAAGGCTCAATGCCCCAAATATTATGTTTTTCAATAGCTACGTGAAGCATCGTGGTATCCTCAGCTCTATCCGCGTGTTCATCATAGAAATGGAATTTATAGTCTGCGCCTTTTCCCAGCAAATGGTAGAGAACTTCTTCACTTCCATAGGAAGCAGCATAATAGAGAGGAGTATGTCCAAAACGGTCTTTGCTTTCAAGATCCATTCCCTTGGACAAAAAATAATCCACCATTTGTTGATGACTAAATCCAGCGGCCAGATGTAAGGGTGACGCATCGTTGTAGTGAACAAGCGCACCTTTTTCAATCAGCTCTTCTACAAAAGGTAGATTTCCCAATTTAATCGCATAATACAAGACTGACTTATCAGTATCAGAGGTGCGATTCAGAAATCCGTGAATATCCTCAATTACAATAGAATCTCTGCAATAAGGGCACGAACTATTTACTTTTATCCATCGTGTGATACACTCTTTGTGAAAGATATGTTTGCCTCTACACGGGACTCTGTAGACAATCTCATTTTCTGCAAACGCCTCATAGCAAACGTAGCATTCTTTGCCCATAAATTGATCAGAAGTGATCTCATACTGCTCATTCGTGTTCAATAACTCAAGAACTTTGCGTGCCCAAGGAACATTTCCACTGCGAACAGTGCGAATCAAATGGTTGCGTCCTTTGTAATCAGAACTGTTGAAAATTTTTCTGCGAAACTCATTGGGTTCAGCATAAAAAGTTTTTGTTAGATTTAATATTTCTTGTATTTGATTTGTGTTAGGGAATACGTCAGCAATTACGCGCAGCGCACCTAAGAGCTCATCGGTTGAGCTCATTTCAATTCTACTGGTTTCCCAGAAAGTTTCTTTAGCCAGTTTTTCGCAGTTTACTGGCTCTCTTCGTCCTCAGGATGCGTGCTCATATTCCGCATCACCGTCGCGAACTGAGTCTGGATCCGATTGGCGAAAGGAGAGGTCATTGCGGCCACAGGAGGCTCGTGAACCTCATCAGGGTCTGCTGCTACAGATCCAGGAGCAGGAGGCGGTGCGAGGGTGTTTCTCGCACCCTGGCGGCGGATCCGAGGACCACGAGGGGCTGGAACGTGAGAGGTCATACTGCGCAGACCACGAGACATACCAATGTAAGCAGAATGCTGAGCCATCTCTACAGTCTCCATCTGAGTCAGATGACCTCCGCGATTGCTGAGAGCAAGAGCCTGCTGAAGGTCATCAATGAGAATTTGCTTGAGTGGATGAGCTGAGATGCGATCATCGTCCTGAATCTGCTTGACAAGAGCCTCAATATCTTGGCGAAGAGCTCCTGGGCCTAGGATGAGTTCTGCGGCGGTTCCCACACGGAATCGCTGGAGAAGTGCTACAGTCTTCTGACGATACTGTGCTACAATAAGGGAGACAGGGATATGATTGATATCATTAATAAGACGTGGCTCAACAATGGTATCAATAGGATTGAGAGTTGTCATATCGGTGGCCTTCACACGGATTGGGCCAAGAGAGGGAGATGACTTGAACAGCACAGTAATCTCAGCATCCGCATAGAGATCACCGACATAAACCGTCGTCATTCCAGAAGCGTCCTTTTCCAACCGGTAGGAGGTAAAAGCCTCTGCGCCAGGAGGAAGCTGAACCTCCACCTTTTGAGCGCTGACACTTACAAGTCCACCAAGAATGTCTCCAAAGACAGTTGCGACATCTTCTAGGTTCTTCACGACGTTGTAAGCGCCTCCACCTGCCTTTGCAAGATTCGTGAGCATTTCAGAATTATGATCCACTCCATAGGCCACCGTGGTGAGGGAAAGTCCAGGACTCTCAGTCTGGATTCGCTTCAGGATATCAATCAGACCCTCTTCTGAGTGAACACCGACGTTTGCGTGACCATCCGTGAGAAGAATGAGACCCTGCTTTCTACCGGAATCCGGGGGCTCAACCAGGGGGCGGGCCTCCAGCAATCCAGCACTCATATTCGTGCTTCCATCTGGACTCAGGTTATGAACGCGATACTGAATCGCCTGGCGCTCTTCGGGAGTGGGAATCACGCGGTTTAGGAAAGTCTTTGAACTGTCAGCAAATGTCACAAGAGAGAGACGATCGTCAGGACTGAGGAGCTCAAGAAGGAGCTGAATCGAACGCTTCACAGAGGAGAGTTTATTTTCCATTTCCATTGAGCCACTGGTATCCACAGCAAGAATAAGATGAACGGGCTGGCGCGAATTACGCGTCTGACCTTTCAGAAGAATACCGCCCGTTCGCACGACAGCAGCATCATCTTGAATCTGGGTATAAAAGCTAGAGCAATCCATTGGGTATGCTTCCATTAATCGTATTGTTTGCTTTCAATTTTCACGCCACCGCAGGCACGCCTCGCGAATGCTCAATGCTTACAGAAGTGACTGTCTTCACTGAGGAAGGAAGGCGATCCTTGTATCCTTCCTTCATTACATTTTCCAAGGAAGGGAGATACAACTGAGCATCAACACCGTGAAGAGGAGGTTTGGGGAACCCGTTGAATTCACTGGCGGTGACAGAAGAATACGCACCCATATTCGGGAACCAGAGCCAATCACCCACTTCCAAATCTTCCATAGAATCAGACTCTGCGATCATATCCAAACTGTCGCACGTGCGACCATACAAGGTTCCTTTGACCCTCTTGCGTGCTGGCGCATCTTTATTATCGTAGGCAACAGGAATACGAACCCAAGCAGGTTTTTTGTGATCAAAGGGAATACAAGAGAACTGCCCATACAGACTTTCATCAATTGTATATCTCCAACCCCCCGTAGAAAGATTGGGTTTTTTTCCAATGACCTGGACAAACAAATCAAAGGCTGATTCCGCAAAGAATCGCCCAGGTTCCCCGATATATTTTAAGGGTCTTTTCTCATAAGCAGCAATCGCACAGCGAATTTGGCGAGCGTGCCTTTCAAATTGTTGAGTATTACAGGAAAATCCACCACCAATATCCAGAATATCAGCATCGTGACCTGCGAGATTTAAACTTGTAAGAGCTTCGTTCGATTTTTTAATAGCCTTCTTATATTGTTCGGGATCCATACACCCTGACCCTACGTGAAAACTGACTCCTTTCAAAGAAATTCCATTGACTGATGCGAATTTAGCTAAATCCGATGCCTTTTCGGAAGGCAATCCAAACTTCCGTGAGAAGGGCATTAGACTATTGTCATCTTCCACTAAGAGTCGTAAAAGTGCTCCACCCTGCCACTTGACAGATTTGAGTTTTTCTACCTCTTCAAAGGAATCAATCACTGTTGTAGGTGAGCCAAGAGCCTTTGCCTTGGCAAGATCGCGAATAGGTTTACAAGGATTTGCGTAGACCACGCTATCGCGAAACTCCCCTTTCCCATATCCAACCTCTGTAACTTCCATCAATTCACGTCCTGACGCACAATCAAAGCCTGCTCCGAAATTAGAAAGTGTCTTGAGCAAAGCACGATCAGGATTGCATTTCACCGCATAAAATGGACGAACATCGGCCAATTCCTTTGTCCATAGATGCCAGTTTCCTTGGACACGCGAACGAGCAAATACGTAGAAAGCACCATAATCCGAACGAAAAGAGCGTACAAGTTGTTGAAGTCCCTGCAGTGTGATACCGATAGTTATACGTGACAAAAAATGCTTAGGCTTTTTTCCCGCGGAAAAAACCTGTCGGAAACTTTAAGAATTCTATTGGAGAACACTCAATATGCCAACTCTTCATCTGCAGCTCTGCGCTGGCTTTGCGAATCGTGTTCGTGCTTTAGTATCCGGAATTTGTCTCGCTGAAGATTTAAATGTGAACCTTGTGCTTCATTGGTTTCCACGTTCAGTTGAATGCGTATGCTCACTCAAATCAGTGTTGGATCCTGAGAGTTTGCCTAAAACGTGTAAAGTGGTTCCTGATGATTTATACAATCCTGTAGAGGTTCTATCACCGGAAGATTTGAATCGCTTCTTTCACAGATGGGACAAAACTTCCGATATTGAAATAAAATCCTATGGTATTTTTTACACCAATGAAAGATGGG